GACTTAATATTAAAAGCACCGGATTCAAAATTTTAGGCACAATTGAAACGGTCTTCTTTACGGATATACCAAATGATGATAAATTAACAGGAACAATATCAGTTGTAAGAAAAAATGCAAGTGGTGAAACAATTGTTGTTGTTAAATCTGCTGGAACAGTGGATTATGTTCATGGTGAAATAAACTTATCAACCATAAACATAATATCTACAGATAAACCAAATAATATTATTGAAGTACAGGCCTTCCCAGAATCAAATGATATCATTGGTTTACAAGATCTGTATCTTGATTTTAACATTCCAAGTAGTCAAATAAATATGGTTAAAGATACAATTACATCAGGTGAGCAAATATCTGGTGTTGGTTATAAAGTAACTTCAAGTTATTCTAACGGAGAATTAACAAGAACATGATCGGAACTGGAATAAACAAGCGTATACAAGTCCAAGATATAATTGATAATCAACTCCCTGAGTTTATTAGATCGGAGAGCCCATTAACATCGGAATTTTTAAAACAATATTATGTCTCACAAGAACATCGTGGTGGAGTTATTGATCTAACAGATAATTTAGATCAATATTTAAAATTAGATAATCTAACACCAGAAGTTATTGTAGGTGTTACAACACTCACATCTGCAATTGACTCATCAGACACAACAGTTACTGTATCATCAACAAAAGGATTTCCGGATAAACATGGTCTTTTTAAAATTGATGATGAAATTTTTACATACACATCTAAGAGTTCTACAGAGTTTATAGACGTTACTCGTGGATTTTGTGGTATCACTTCTTATACAGATCCTAATAATCTTGGTGAATTAGTATTTTCTACATCTGTTGCTGACACTCATGCTGTATCATCATCTGTTGAAAACTTAAGTGTATTATTCCTTCAAGAATTTTATAAAAAAGTTAAATCATATTTAACTCCTGGCTTAGAAGATACAAAATTAAATACAAACGTAGATATTAGTAATTTTATTAAAGAGTCAAAATCATTATACAAATCTAAAGGAACTGAAGAGTCATTCCGTATTTTGTTTAATGTTCTGTATGGGATTTCACCAAAAATTATTGATCTTGAAAATTTATTAATTAAACCATCATCTGCAGAATATCTCAGAAGAGAAGTGATTGTTGCTGAACAAATATCTGGTGATCCAAATAAGTTAATAGGGCAAACAATTACCAAATCAACTGATTTAAACACTTCAGGATCCGTATCTGAAGTAGAAATTTTTAGTAGATCTGGTAACTTAGGAATAACAACTTACTACAAACTTAATTTGTTTGTGGGATATGATGAGAGAACAGCGATACAAGGAACTTTCACAATACCCGGAAAGACAAGAATTATTGAAGATGCTCCTATAAGTTCTGATTTATTAACTGTTGATTCAACAGTTGGTTTTGGCACTACAGGAACTCTTATTTCAAACGGTGTAAATGGTATTAATACTATAAATCAATTTTTAAACTGTACAGGAATTGGTGTCTCTATTCGATCTACCGATGATATTAGAAGTGATGAGTTTATTTTTGGATACGAAAATGGTGATCTTACCAAGAGAGTTGAGTTAAGAATTACTGGAGTTCTGTCTGATTTTGAACTTTTACCTAGCAAAGAATCCAGTGTCACTCTTGAGGGTGAAAAGATAACAGTAAAGAATTTGGGAGAGAAGATACCAAATCCAACACTTGCTAGTGATAGAACAAGGAAAACAGTATTTTTCAATTCTTGGTTATATAATACTGCAAGTCGATTTAAATTAGAAACTACAGGAATAACCGATTCCTCATCATTTATCACTAAAGCCACACTAGATGAATCTAACTTAAAAAATGGTGATAAAGTTTCATTCTTTGCCAAAGGTTCAACAGTGCCAAAATTAACTGGTATCAATGTTATAAAGGTAGATAGTAGTAATCAAATTGAATTAAATACAAGTTTGACTGTTGATGGTAAAGACCATGACTTACAAAGAGAATTAGACAAAGCAGTTGGTGCTGCAGGTGTTGATTTAGAATTTGGTAATAATAAAATTACTGCAAATGTACAAAACACATATAATGATAATGATGAAAATTACTATGTGGCATCATCTTCAATGCCATCATATATTATTGAGAAGACAGTTGTAAAATCTGAATTAGGTGCAAATCCTCAAATTGGTGTTGCTAATAATGCTGGTATAGTAACAGGTCAGTTACTTGAAAAAAATAACGTGACTGAATTGTATTCAAAGTTGCAATTTGATAATAAAATAGATTTTATCACTGGTGACGCGATTGCATACGTTCCAAGTGAAGATCCTTTAGTGGGTCTTGATACAACAGGAGGAGTTTATTATGCAGAGGTTTTACCTGATGATTCTGGAAATCCTGATAAAATTTTAAGATTGTATCCTTCAAGATCTTTTATAACAGTAACAAACGTAAATCCTGCTCGCCCACCGTATATTGAATTTACAAATACTGGAATTTCTCCTACAGGCACTCATAAGTTTGTTCTTCTAAGACATAAAAATGAACAGATAGGTGTACAAAAAATACTTAAAAAGTTTCCCGCTGAAGCAGATATTAAGTCTGGAAACTCAGTAAAGACCGAAGTTGGAACGACAGGTATCCTAAAGAATGGTGTTGAGATTGCAAACTACAAATCTCTTGATAAGATCTATTATGGCCCATTATCAGACTTTATAATTTTTAATCAAGGTAAAAATTTTGATGTTGTAAATCCTCCCCAAATCAGTGTCCCAGCCCCCGCTGGAGCAGGAACAACTGCATTAATTCAACCTGTGGTAACTGGCGAGTTGAAAGAGGTACTTGTTGATCAGCAAAATTTTGATATTGAAAGAATATCATCTATCACGTTGTCTGGGGGAAATGGTTCTGGGGCGATTTTAAAACCTATCGTCACAAAAAGACAAAGAGAATTGACATTTGACGGAAGATTAAGAAGTAATCGTGGTGGAGTTGATCATATTGCAGATATAATTTATACAGATTTACCTCATAACTTACAAAGCGGAGAACCTTTAATTTACAATAACAATGGTCATCCTTCCATTGGAATCGGAACTTTCGCAGGATCTAATACCGTACAAAATAAAACATTAGTTGATGGATCAGTATATTTCCCAGAAGTGGTTGGAATTAGTTCAATAAAATTGTATCCAACTATAAAAGATTATTCTGCTGGTATTAATACAATCGGATTTACTGTTGAGAATCAAACTGGAAATCATAAATTTACATTGTTAAATTTAAAAAATCATCTTAAATCTGTTAAAGTAATAGAAAAAGGATCTAACTATACTAATCGAAAATTAATTGTAAAACCTGTTGGAATCACTACAGTTGATAATTCAGTTAATTTTAAAAATCATGGGTTTGTAACGGGTGATTTAATACAATACGCTCCAACAAGCGGTGATGCAAATCATGCTCCTGTAGGACTTGGGATTACAACAAGATATCGTGTTTTAAAATTAGATGATGATAAATTTAGATTAATTGATGTCGGTGTTGGAGCTACAGATCCTAATTCAAATTATTTGAGAAATAATTTTGTAAGAATATCTGAAGTTTCATCTTTAAGTAATCATCAATTCTTTTTTGAACCAGTGGTTCTCTCTGTTAGTGCAGTTTACTCTCCAGTATCTGCAGGACTTACAGAATCTATAGTTGCTACACCAAAAATACGCGGCCCTCTGACTGATGGTTATCTATACGAATCAGGAACAAATTATGGTTCAAATATTCTTAACTTTGAGAAAAAACCAAACATAAAAATTCTTAATGGTGAAGGTGCTGAATTAAAACCAATAATTCTTGATGGTAAAATTGTGGAGTGTGATGTTAGATTTGGAGGTAAAGATTATACATCAGCACCAGATTTAGATATTGTTGGTGTAGGAACCGGAATAGGTGGAAAATTAAGAGCAGTTGTTAATGATGGTAAAATTACAGAAGTAAAGGTAATAAATCCGGGTATAGGATATACATCTCAACCTGCGGTTAAGGTTACACCTAACGGATCTGGTTTTATCATTGATTCTGCAGTTAGAGACTTAAATATTAATAATTTAGAAAGATTTGGGGATGAAATTCTATTAAGAGAGTCAGAAACTAATTTACAATACTCTGTTCTAGGTTATGCTGGTAAAATACAAACATCTTTTGGTGATACTGTTACATCACCACAAGTTCACTCACCAATAATAGGGTGGGCTTACGATGGTAATCCAATTTACGGGCCATATGGATACTCTGAAGCTAATAATAGTAGTTCTTTATCAAGAGTTCTTAATTCTGGATATTCATTAAATTCCTCACTTATAGTTAATAGACCATCAACCACTGTTTTTCCTGCAGGATTTTTTGTGGAAGATTATGTATATGATAATAGTGGCGACTTAGATGAAAACAATGGTAGATTTTGTAAAACACCAGATTTTCCAAATGGAGTATATGCATACTTTGCAAGCGTATCTCCCGTCAATCAAAAACCAGTTTATCCTTACTTTATCGGAGATACCTATAGATCAGACCCAATCGCTGATAATTTTACCATAAATCAAAATAATTTTGATTTTAACTCATCAAATTTAACAAGAAATTCTTTACCATATAAATTTGACGATAAAAATGCAGATTATAATTTTGCAATAGAATCGTATGAGATAAAACAACAAACTTCAATTATTGAATCAGTTACAAACGGTAATATTGATGATTTTAATATTGTATCTAGTGGTGATAATTATAGAGTTGGAGACAGTTTGAATTTTGACAACACCGGAACTGATGGTGGGGGAGCAAGTGCCTTAGTATCAAAAGTGAGGGGTAAAGATGTTGGTGGTGTAACAGTTGGTGTTACAACATATAGAGATGTTGTTTTTGTTCGTGGAGGAAACGGAACAGTTTCTGGATTTATTTCTACAACTCATAATTTAAATACAAATGATATAGTTGTTATATCAGGATTAACAACAAGTATTCCTAAACTAACGAGTTCACATCAAATTGGAGTAAGTTCTGAAAGCACAGTATTATACAAGGGTTTAGGGGAGCAAACCACAGCTGGTATAGTAACAGACATATACTTAGCAACAATACCACCATCAGTCTCTGCAGGAAGCAGTATTGGTATTGGAACTGAAAAATTATTAGTATTAAATACTTTCAAACAAAGAAGTATTTTAAGGGTAAAGAGAGGGATTGTAGGTGCTGCTGAGACAAGTAAATTCCACACACTTGGTGGATTAGTTCAAACTATACCACAATTTTTAAAGTTAAGAACAACTGATATAGGTGATTTTATATCTAAAAAGAATGATATTGTATACTTTAACCCTGCAGAAGCAGTTGGGGTTGCAGTCACAGTTGGAAGATCAGTTTCAATCGGTAAATCATATACTACGGGTGAATTATCGGAAGTCATATCAATACCAGCAAAATCTATTTTCTTACCAAATCATCCTTTTTCAGATAACCAAGAAGTAATACTTAGAAGACCAACAACTTCACCTAACACTGCATTCACCATCGGTATTGGAGATAGGTTCCAAGTAGGTGCTGATTTTACATTACCATCCTCTGGTGTCTCTACAACAGTGTATGTTAGAAAGTTTTCTGATGATCTTATTGGTATTGCTCTAACAGCAAATCATGAACCAGTATTCTTTAAGACAGGTAGTTTTGATAATTTTGAATATTCTATTGAATCAAACTATCCTCAAGTAAAAGGTAAAGTTGAAAGAATTACTGCTACTGTAGGTATATCAACTGTTTCATTTGGATCAACACTTCATGGTCTTCAAAATAATGATACTATTGATTTAAATTTAGTTTCAAATGAAACTAAAGGTATTGGTGCAGGATCAACATCTGTTATTGTAAAATATGATTCAAAAAATGACAAATTACTGATTAATCCAACAATCTTCTCAAACGCTGATGTAATTTCAGATGAAATTAATATAATCAATCATGGATTTAAAACTGGCCAAAAATTATTCTACAATGGTAGTCCTGCCACTGGATTAACATCAGAGAGGACATATTTTGTTTACAGAATTGATGATGATCATTTTAGATTAGCTGAGACAAGGTATGATGTAATAAATGAACCTCCCAATACAATTGGAATTACAACAAACAGTGGAGGCACACAAGAATTATCATTAGTAAATCCTCCTTTAAATATTGTTAGAAATGATAATTTACTATTCTATGTTTCAGATCCATCTTTGAATGGGTATAATTTGAATTTTTACTTCGACTCAGAATTTAAAAATGAATTTGTATCAACAGGATCTACAACAAACTTTGGAGTAATAAGGAATGGCACTGCGGGTGTTGGTACAACATCCACAGTAACACTTAGATTTGATAGTACAAACCCTGAAAAATTATTTTATACATTAGAAAAAACAGGATTTATAAGCACATCAGATCCTGATGTTAAAAATGGTTCACAAATCTCTTATATTGATAGTGAATACAACGGTAGTTACACCGCTTTTGGGGCAACTACTGGTGGTTTTAATATTTCACTCAATCAAGTTCCTGAACAGGGATCGTATCTATCAGGAGCAGCTTCAACTATAACTTATGATACTTCATCCAAAAATACATCCGGTGGTGTAAGTAAAATAAATTTAACATCCAGAGGTTTTGGATATAAAAATTTACCCAGTGTATCAAGTATTACTAGTGTAAACGGAACTGGTGCTAATATTTTATGTTTATCATCATCAATTAATAATATCAATGGAGTTAGAATCACTGATCCCGGATTTGATTATCATTCTGACAAGACATTACGTCCTGAAGCTAGATTATCACCAACTGTCACACTGATAAATTCAGATTCAATAACAGACATCGAAGTTGTTAGTGGAGGTTCAAATTATATTGATGCACCTGATCTTGTTGTCATTGATCCTGATACTGGTAAGTTAACTAATGATCAAGGGGTTATTCAGGTGATATTAGCCGCAAACTCAATATCAAGTATAAACATATTAGAATCACCTAGAGGGTTAACATCTAAAACACAAATTTTAAGAACAATAAACAATACTAATGGATACAGAGTAACAGACGTTGAAAGTAGTAATTCTGGTATTGTTACATGTACTTTAAAAACACCTATTAATGGTTTTGCAACTCCACAATTCACTGTCGGAGAAAAAGTTTTTGTCGAAAATATTACAAAGGGAAGTGCCGGAACTGGATTTAATTCCCCAGATAACGGATTTGAATTCTTTGAAGTGGTAACATATAATAATACTGATCCAGCAAAACTTGAATTTAA